ATATAATGGATCAATAAGTGGAACTACAGCCACTTTTAATATTGGAACATTAAATGTATCATCTAATACTACAGCAGCAGTTACACTAACTGATTCAAGAGGATTAAAGACAACTAATAACTTAACAATTCAAGTATTAGATTGGGTGTTACCATCAGCAATAATAACAGCTCAAAGAGAAAATAACTTCTATGATCCTACTACAATAAATGTAGATGGTAGTTATTCTAGTTTAGATGGATTAAACACTCTAACAATGCAAATGAGATATAAAAAGACAACTGATGCAGATTATGGTAGTTATCAAACATTACAAGATAATACTCCAGTAACTGTTCAATTAGATAATAATTATGAGTGGAATGTTCAAGTGTTACTAACTGATAGACTAGGAACTAAAACTTATAATGTAATAGTTGAAAGAGGAATACCTATTATATTTTTTGATAGGTTAAAAAGGTCAGTTGGAGTAAATAAATTCCCAGCAAATAGTGAAACATTAGAAGTAAAAGGAAATGCTGCAGTAAATGGAGATTTTGATGTAACTGGTAAATTACAAGGATATACTTGGGATTTATCAACTAATAATACAAGTGATACATGGGTGCCAGTTATGAGAGGAACAGATTTACAGCATAGAGTTATTGATGCTTATGTAAATAATTCTAATAAATATTCTACATCAGAAATAAGAATAGGAACTTGGATAGATGGAAATGCAATTTATAGAAAAGTAGTAAGTATAGGAACATTACCTAGTAGTAGTGGAACTAAAAATACAGCTCATGGTGTTAGTAATATGGGAACTTTAGTTAGAATATATGGATTTGCATATTCTGGTGGAACTAGATTCCCATTACCTTATACAACTAATGTTAACTCAAGTAATATAGCTTTATATGCTAATAACACTAATGTAATAGTTGAAGTAGGGCAATCAAGAAGCTCTTTTACTGCTTATGCAATATTAGAATATACAAAAAATTAATTGATAAGAAGGGTGGTGTATTAATGCTAAAGTTTATTACGACATATTGGGTGCAACTAGTATTTTTAGCAAGTTTTCTTTTAGCATTTACTAAAGCTATTTTATGGCTCATAGAAGGTGTTAAATGTTCCTTAAGAAACGATATATTACAAATATATGATAGTTGTAAAGAACAAAAAGAAATACATAGATACGATCTAGAAGCAATAGAGTTATCATCTAATCTATATTTTAAACTTAAAGGTAACTCATTTGTAGAAGATATAGTTAAAGAAGTGAGGACTTATAAAAAGGTATAAGGAGGACTTATGAAAAAGATTAAAACTAAAGTAAAGAAATATAATTGGGCTGATATATTCCAAAGAATGCTAAATACATTTATACAAGGAATGTTATCTTACTTGGCTTTATCCTTAAATGGAATAACTAATCCTAATGACATAGTATTAGAATCACTTTTACTAGGAGCTATAGCAAGTGGTATAAGTGCTGCTATGAATATATTGATACAAGAAATGGAGATGAGACAATGACTGCTAAAGAGTTTTATGAAAGACATATAGGTAAAGCAGTAGACATAGATGGAGCTGCTGGAGTTCAATGTGTAGACTTATTTAAAGCATTTACTAAAGAAAATTATGGAATATGGAAATATAATTGCACTAATGGATATGCTAGTGGATTATGGATTTATAGAAAAGATAAACCATATTATAAGTATTTTGTAGATGGTAATATAAACTCATTACAGAATGGAGACTGGGTAATATGGGGTAATTGTAAAATAGCTCCTAATAGTCATGTTGCTATGTATTACAATGGTAAATTCTTAGGACAAAATCAAAATGGTAAAAGATATGCAACATGTATAAATATAACTAAACAAGGTGTAATAGGGGTATTAAGACCTAAAATGTATATACCTAGTGGAACTCCTACTAATAAAAAAACATATGTAAACTTACCTCCTCAATATGATAGCTGGGCAGTTTATAAATTAAATTCTAAACCATTAAAAGTAAATGCAATAGGTAAATTAAATCCTAAAAAATATGGGGGATTATCTTATTATGTATATGCTTATAGAGATAATGGAGCAACTGTAGAAATTCAAACTTCTGTATATGGTAGAGTAAAAATATATGTAAAAAATACTCCAGCTATTATAACAGTGGGAAACTATAAATATAAGAATGGAACACATTAAAAGACTAGGTAAAAACCTAGTTCTTTTTTTATGCAATAATGACAAATTAAACAAAATATGATAAAATACTCCACTTAAAAAGGGGGTGGAGTAGAGTGATCCAAGTAACATATCAAAAAAGAGATGGAGATATTATACATAGACCAAGAAACACTATCTTACCATATAAAGTAGGAGATACTACATCTATGGGATGGAAAGTATTAAATATAGAATATGAATATAAAAATAAATATTATCCAGAATATGAGTATAATGTATTGATAGCAAAAAATAGAAAAAAAGTTATAAAAATTAGAGAAACTAGAGACAGAATACTAAAAGAATTTAAAACCTTATTATATTATTTTATAGTGATAATTATGTATCATTATATTAAAATATTATTAGGTATATAATCCTTATAAAATATATATAATATAAGGATATAAATTAGATTGTAAAGCTGCTAAATGTAAACTTAAAAAAATATTTTTTAAAAAATTATTGACATAAAAAAATAGTAATAGTATATTGTAAGTGAAAGGTAACAATTCTATCAAAATATTTATGTCTTGGGAAGTTAACATAATATCTAAAAAAAGCAGTTCAAACACTCAAGACAAAGAAGTCTTGGGTGTTTTTTTGTTACCAGAAAGGAGGACAATGATAAACAAACATGGAAGAAAGACCTAGTTATTTTGCAGTAATCCCAGCTGATGTAAGATATGATGAAAACTTAAAACTGGGAGAAAAGATGATGTATGGAGAGATTACATCACTTACTAAAAAAACTGGAGAATGTTGGGCGAGTAATAGTTATTTTGCAGAGCTTTATCAAGTAACTCCTCAAGCAATTAGCAAATGGATAAAAGCTCTAGAAAAGCAAAAATACATAAAAATTGATTATGAAAAAAAAGAAAAATTAATAACTAAAAGAATAATAAAATTGGTATCAACCACAGTTGATAGGGTATCAACCACAGTTGAGGGGGGTATCAACCACAGTTTAGAGGGGTATCAACATACGATTAAAGAGAATAATACAAGTATTAATAATACAAGTATTAATAATAAAAGAAAATATATAAAAGAAAAGTTTAAAAAACCTACTCTAGAAGAAGTTGTTGATTATTGCAAAGAAAGAAACAACTTTATAGATCCAGAACAATTTATAGACTTTTACGAAAGCAAAAACTGGTATGTAGGTAAAAACAAAATGAAAGACTGGAAAGCATGTATAAGAACATGGGAAAGAAGAAATATAAAAAAAGAATCAATAGTTCCAGATTGGATGGACAAAGAAATAAAGAAAGAGGAATATGATGATGACACAAAAAAACTTGCTGAAGCAATTAGAAGAGCATAAGCCAATAATTATTAATTATGGTAAAGGTTACTATACTGATGAAGATTTAAAAGACTATGCCAAGTGGGATGAAGAAAAAAATACCTATAAAGATGATACTGGTATTTGGAAAATAGAACTACTAATAGACATAGCTAAAGGAAATATAGAAGGAACTAAATTAGAGATAGGAGAATAGCAATGATAGATACAGTTCATATTGGAGCTGGAAGTTATCCAAATGCTCCAGAGCCAGAAGATAAAAAAGAATATGAAGTAATTATGAAAATGAAAATATATGACATATTCCCAGAGACATGGGAAAAAGATGAGATAGAAAACTTTATACAAGCTCATCTAGTAGATTATCTAAATTATGAAGATATAACAGTAATGGAAGTTGAATAAAAAGGAGTGATAAAAATGATAATGAAAAAAGGAACTGAAAAAGTATTATTAATAATTTCTACAATAGCAGCACTAATAGGAGTTAGTGAAAATGCAACTATACTTACAAGTCTAGGAGCTTTACTAGTTTTAATACCAATAGCAATTCTATTTATCAAATATGGTAGAGGCAATGCATAAGATTTTATCAATAAATGAATTTAATAAATTGAATGAAGAACTAGATAAAGTTAAGTATAGATGCAAATGTGGGCATAGAGTAATTATTCCATATCACTTAGATAAGAATATTTGCTCATGGTGTCATAGATATGTTTTTAAAAGTAAAGAAGCTGAATTTAAATTTAGAATGAATGAAAGGTTAAGGAAAGAAAAATGAGAAAAGAAATATTAGAACATTTAAAAACAAAAAAGAAATACAATACTTTAGAAATAAAATATCAAGCTAAGTGTGAAGAACTAGACGATAGAGTAATACAACTTAATACTGAAAAGAGAATAAAAAAGAAACAGCAAGAATTATATAGTGAAAAAATAGAAGAATTAACTACCAAGATCATAGAACAAAAAGAATTAATTGCAAAACTTAAAAAAGAAATAAAGGAGATGAAAAAGAAATGAAATATGAAGATTTAGAAAGAGTAAATAAAGAAATGCTATCTACTAACATAAAAGGAAAAGAATATGTAGAAGTAAATCAAAGAATAAAAGCATTTAGAAAGTTATATCCAGAAGGAACAATAGAAACAGAATTATTAAGTAACGATAATGGTGTGTGTGTATTTAAAGCTAAAGTAATGGCTCTAGGTTGCACATTAGGAACTGGACATGCTTACGAAAAAGAAAATAGCACTTTTATAAATAAAACTTCATATATAGAAAACTGTGAAACTAGTGCAGTAGGTAGAGCATTAGGAATGTTAGGATTAGGAATTGATACATCAGTAGCAAGTGCAGAAGAAGTAACAAATGCTATCAATAATCAAGAAGCAACTTTAGAAGATGCTGATAATTGGACTTTCTCATATGGAAAACATAAAGGAGAAACAATGAGAGAAACACTAGAAAAAGATTATCAATATGTTAAATGGTATATGACTAATAAAGCTACTGAATATGATAACAAATGTTATGAGTTACTAACTGGAGAGCATATACCTACAGAAGAAGAATCAATGGAAAGAATAGCATTAATAAATAAACTAAATGAATTAGTAGAAGAGACTGAGTGTGATTATGAAGCATTACTTACTCATTATGGAGTAGAAAGTAATAATCAAATGACAATAAGCCAATTAAAAGAAGTAACTGAAAAACTAGAGAAGAGGTTGGAAAAATGACATTAGATTATAAAAGTGTAACATTAGAAGATTTATATATTTATACTTATCATTATTTTGAATGTGATGGAGATAATAAAAAAATAATAATTAGGAGGATAGAAAACGAAACATGGAAAAAGATATAAAAGATATAACAAAAAATATAAAAGTATTAGATCAATATATAGGCAGAAATTTCGCTGTTTACAATGGAGATAGTTGCGAAGTTTTAAAAGGACTACCAGATAACAGCATAGATTATTCTATTTTTAGTCCTCCATTTGTAGATTTATATACCTATAGTGATAGCAACAGAGACTTAGGTAATTGCAGAAATAAAGGGGAATTTTATCATCATTTTGATTACATAATAAAGCAACTACACAGAATATTAAAAGATGGAAGATTAGTGAGTGTTCACTGCATGGATTTACCTACATCAAAAATGAAAGATGGCTTTATAGGATTGACTGACTTTCCGGGAGAAATAATAAGAATGTTTGAAAAGGTAGGATTTATATATCATTCTAGAGTTACTATTTGGAAGGATCCAGTAGTAGCAATGCAAAGAACTAAAGCTCTAGGATTATTGCATAAACAAATCAAAAAAGATAGTGCAATGTGTAGACAAGGAATTGCTGATTATATTCTAACTTTTAGAAAAGCTGGAGAAAATGAAGAAAGAATAACAAATACAAATGAAACATTCCCAGTAGAATTATGGCAAGAATATGCAAGTCCAGTATGGATGGATATAAACCAATCAAACACATTACAAAAAACAAGTGCTAGAGAGCAGAGAGATGAAAAACATATATGTCCATTACAACTAGATGTTATTGAGAGATGTGTTAAATTGTGGAGCAATAAAGGGGATGTGGTATTAAGTCCATTTGCTGGAATTGGAAGTGAATTATATCAATCATTAAAAATGGATAGAAAAGCCATAGGATGTGAGTTAAAAACTAGTTATTATAATCAAGCGGTTATTAATTGTAAAAATGCAGATGATTTCAAACAAGAATCATTATTCCAAGATGAAATATATGAGGTGGCATAATGTATAGTTATAACAAAAGTGATTATTCTAGTGATTATTCTATTTTCTTAAAAGAAAAAGAAGAAAAAAGAGTAGATAGTGGATTTGATGTAAAAGAAAGTGAATTAAACTCTAATTTATTTGATTGGCAAAAAGCAATAGTTAAATGGTGTTTAAAAAAAGGAAAATGTGCATTATTTGAAGATACTGGAATGGGAAAAACAATACAACAATTAGCATGGGCTGATGCAATAGTAAAACATACTAAAGGAAAAGTGCTAATTTTAGCTCCACTAGCTGTAAGTAAACAAACAGCTAAAGAAGGAGAAAAATTTGGAATAAAAGTAAATATTATAGAAAAAGAAGAAGATATAAAAGATGGAATAAATATTACAAATTATGAAAAACTACATAAATTTGATGTAAGTCAATTTATAGGAATATGCTTAGATGAATCATCTATATTAAAATCATATTCTGGTAAAACCACAATGGAACTAATAGATTTATTTAGATACACTCCATATAAATTAAGTTGTAGTGCAACTCCATCTCCTAATGATTATACTGAATTAGGAAATCAAGCTGAGTTCCTAAATGTAATGACAATGAATGAGATGTTAGCAATGTATTTTATTAATGATGCATCTCATGGAAATGGATGGAGATTAAAAGGGCATAGTGAATTTGAGTTTTATAAATGGATTACAGAATGGGCTATTTTAATTAATAATCCATCTAACTTAGGATATGATGGATCAATGTATAATTTACCAAAATTAAATATAAATAAAATTATTTTAAAAAGCGAAACATGGGATACAGATACACTATTTGCAATACCAGCTGAAACTCTAGGAGAAAGAAGAGAAGCTAGAAAGTCTAGTATTCCAGAAAAAATAGAAAAAATAAAAGAGTTAGTAAAAAACATGGATAATTGCTTAATATGGTGTGATTTTAATTATGAATCAGAACAACTAAAGAAAGCTATACCAGAAGGATACGAAATAAAAGGAAGCGACAATCCAGATTACAAAGAAAAGGGAATGACTGGATTTAGTGATGGAGAAGTAAAAATATTAATAAGTAAACCTTCTATATGTGGATTTGGAATGAACTGGCAGAATTGTAATAACATGATATTTTGTGGACTTAGTGATAGTTATGAGCAATTTTATCAAGCAATAAGAAGATGTTGGAGATTTGGACAGACTAAAGAAGTGAATGTATATGTAATCATTAGTGATAAAGAAACTAATATGTTAGAGAATATCAAAAAGAAAGAATTACAACATCAAAAAATGAGTAAAAACATGATAGATATTATGAGTGCTATGACAGTTGCAGAACTTAATAATAAAAGTGTTAAAGATAAAAGGTATTTACCTAAAACAGAAATGCAACTACCTAGTTTTATTTAAGGAGATGATTAAATGAATAAAGTGATGTTAACTGGTAGAATAACTAAAGATCCAGTATTAGAAAGCACCAAAAGAGGTAATTATATATGTAGATTTTCTATAGCAACTAATAGAATAGCAACTAGAGATGAAGAAAGAAAAGTGGACTTTATTAACTGTGCAGCATGGAATAAACAAGCAGAAATGTTATGTAAATATCAAAAAAAAGGCAATTTAATAGGAGTGATTGGAGAATATAGAACTGATACATATGAAGTAAATGGAGAAACAAAATATAAAACTTATGTGCTATGTAGAGAAATAGAATTCCTATCTAGTAAAAAAACTAATGTTGATAAAGAAGATATAGATAACTTAAGTGTAAAAACTACAACTCAAGAAACAACAGAATATAGTGAAAGTGATTTACCATTTTAAGCAATGTGCAGTATGTAGAAAACAATTAATAAAAAGAAGATACATAGCAGTAATGTATAAGGAGAATAAAAATGGACTTGTTAAATGAGTTAGAACAAAAAATAAGAGAATTAAATATATCAATTAAGAAACTTAGAGAAACTGGAACTGATTATGCTGAAGCTGAAAGAGAATATAAAATTACACTTAGGCAAGAAGCATTAAAATTAAGAAATGATGAAAAATTACCAGTAACATTAATTAATCAAATTATCTATGGTATTCCTTTAGTTGCTGAAAAGAGATTTCAAAGAGATGTAAAAGAAGCAATTTATAAAGCCAATATGGAAGCTATAAACTCAGTAAAACTTCAAATAAGAGTTATTGAATCACAATTGCAAAGAGAATATACTAACACTCAATAAAAAGGAGATTGAAATGGAAGCAAAGAGATACGAAGATCCTAGAGATAAAGAATTAAATAAATATAGAAAAACAATATACCTATATAAAAGACAAGGATATAAAGGAAAAATAAAATATATAAGATTATTCGATACTATATTTGACGTTGCAGAGTATTTAAACACTACACCAGAAGTCATTAAAGAGGTGTTGGAGCATAGAGCTTATTTCAAAACTCAAAAAGGTAAATTCATAATAAGTAGGAAGTGGTTAAGATGAATAAATGGATATACATACTTTTAATATTAATAACAATGTATCTTTTAGCAGTAAATATAAAAATAGAGAAATGCTGGGAAATGCCAATGAGTGAAGCATATCAAGACTCTTTTTGTAAATCCCACTGGAATAGACTTTATGGATAGTATATATAAGCTAGAATTAGCACTTTTTATAGCAATTCTAGTGTTAAATGGAATGTTAGTAATAATTATTACTCCTAAAGATAAACCTAAAGGAATGAGTCTAACAGAGTGTTTAGAAGCTGTAGGAGATTACAAGTTATGTGAAAGGAAGTTAAATAATGGACGATAGAATATATGAAATGTATGAAATGCAAAGAGATAGAGCAAATAAACTAGAAGATAAATTAGATCAAATAAAAGAGATATTAAACGAGGACGTTTATCTTGGAACTATGGGAACAAAAATAAAATACGAGATATTAGAAGTAATAGAGCCAAAAGAAGATAATAAACAATTAAAATTGAAGGGGTGGAAGTGATAAAGAGTGAAAAATGAAATATTAGAGGCATTAACAATTATTGAAGAAGAACATAATAGAACAAAGAGAGATATTGAAATAATTAAACAAGCAAAGCAAGAAATAGAAAGACTAAATAATATCATAAATGATTTATTAGATAGGCAAAATGAAGCATTAAGATATATTGGAAATCATTTGTCATTAGATAGTAGATATAAACACGGAAATGGTGATGAAGAATTAATATTAGTAAGAAAAATATTAAATAAACATATAAAAGAACTAAAAGGAAGTGATAAAGAGTGAGTGAAGAAGAATTAAAAAAACAAATAGAATTACTTGTAAAAGATGATGAAAAAAGTCAAGAAACAATAATTAAACAAAGTCAAGAAATAGAAAGACTAAATAATATCATAAATGAAATAAAAGCATACATAGAAAAAGTGAAGTTTGAGTTTGAAAGTTATTGTATAGATTATGGTGTTATATATGACATTATACAAATATTAAATAAAGGGGAATAAAAAATAATTAAGTTAGGAAGTGATAAAGAGTGAATAAAGAATTAATAGAAAAAATAATAGCATACAATTACAACGAATATGGTTCAGAGTTTGGAGATGCTTTAGTAGATTTAAAACACGAAAACGAGTGGTTGCATCATATTATAAAAGAAGTAAGAGAATATATAAAAGATAATGCTTATTGGGGGGAAGAAACAGAAGATGGAGATTTTGTATCAGGAAAATTATTACAAGATGATGATATTACATATATTGAAGAAATATTAAATAAAGGAGAAGATAAAGAGTGAAAACATATAGAGTAGAAAATATTATATCTAGTTTTGGAATATTTCTTGATGATGAAATAGAAGCAGAGAATTATAGTGAAGCAGTAGAAGAAGTAATGAATGAAATTATAGATAATATTGGAAATTATATTGAAATTGAATTACAAGAACTAAAAGGAGAATAAAAATGATTAAGTTTTTAATAGGATTAATACTAGGATTTACAATAGCAATATTTATAAAGGCAAGTGATAATTAATGTATGTAGTTGAATATAAACCTACTGGAGAATACTTAACTAAAGGATATTGGAAAGGTATAAGAAACAATACGACATTATTCTTAAGTGAAGCTCATAGATTTAGTGCTTTAGAACTTAAATTAGCAAGTAAAACAATTTTAATTAATAGAAAAAATTATAGGGTATATAAGTTATGACTAAAGAAGAAAAAGAAGTATATGATTATGTAAACAAGATAGAGCCATATTGTCAGTTATGTGGTAGTCCTTATAATTTACATAGACATCATATAAGATATGGAGCATGTGGTAGAAAAACTTATATAGGTAATATTATAGTTTTATGTGATAAATGCCATAGATTAGTGCATGGTAATAAAAAGTATTGGCAGCCAAAGCTGATAGAGTTAGATAAGAAAATTAGAGAAAGGAATGATCTAGATGACTGGAATAGTAATAACATTAATAATTTGTATTACATTAATAATAATTTCTAAAAAATAGAGTAAAGGTTGAATAGGAAAGGAGTAAAATGACTGAAAAGGAGCTAAGTAGATATTACTGGTTAAAAAAAGAAATAAAAGACTTAGAAAATAGACTAGAAGAATTTGGATATGGAGTAAAAGCAGCAAATATAGATAAAGAAATATTTGGAACAGCTCCTACTAACTCTATCCAAGAAAAAAGAGTAATTATAGTTGAAAAATGGATAAATGCTAGAATAACAGCACTAGAAGAATACTTAAAAATAGAAAATTATATTGAATCTGTAGAAGATAGTGAAATAAGACAAATAATGAGATATAGATTTTTAGATTTGTTAGATTGGTATAGTATAGGAGAACTAATGCACTGTGATAGAACTACAGCATCAAAAAAACTAAGAGCATATCTTAAACTTTCCCACATTTCCCATAAATAAGTTATAAAATGGTATTGTAGATAATAGACAATGGGGGAACACATGAATAGAACTACTATAGAGATGTTAAAGATATACGAGCCTATAAGTGGGTTAGATTGGATGAACTATAAACTTGTAAAAGAACAAGCTACATTTCATCATATAGTTAAAGCTGAAGATGATGGAAAAAAGATTATAAGTAATGGTTGTATTTTAATGCCGATACCACATAGATATCTTCATATTATTGAGTATAAAGATATAAAGACTTATACTACTTTAAATAAAATGTTTAAGATAATAAATAATCAAAGATACGAGCCTAATAGAGAGCAAAGAGAAATAGTAGAATGTCTATTACAAGATTTTGAATATCATCACAGAGATACAAAAAATGCTAAAGGTAAAATACTGATAAAAGAAGAATATAAAAAGAGGAGCTTGTAGGTCTCATAGAATAGATATAGAACTTCCTAAAATTCAATAGTTTTTAAATGTTTCATAAATATTATTTATTCTCACTATATCTATTCTGTGAGGCTTATAAGAAGCCTCCAAAGAGACATATTTGTTTTTTTGTCGCCTTTCATTGCTAGTTTTTTAATATAAACAGCATGTTACCTATTTTATAGGTAGCATAGAGTAGATATATCATTTTGAGTTGCTCGTGCTAATAATATATCTATTCTATGGTGTCTATAAAGACACATAAAGCACCAATTCAGTTAAGGTGGAAGGGAATGATGAATTCCCTAAAGAGTATGATTAAATCGTATTCTTTATGGAGTTTATCATTAAATAGGAGGTCAGATGAAGAAGATAGTTAAAATTGGAAACACAGAATATTCTATGAAGTCTAGTGCTTATACTCAGTTTAAATACAAGAATGATACTGGTAGAAAGATGCTAGAAGATTTACAGAGCTTAACTAAACTACAAAATGCAACTGAAGAAGAAGCATTAGTGTCAGTAGATGATATTGTAGAGATAGTTTTAAGAATGGCTTTTATTATGATAGAAGAAGCTGATGCTAAACAAATTACAACTTATGATGAATTCTTAAAAAGTATTGATGGATTATTTGATGATACAGATTGGATTAATCAAGTAATAGAATTAGCAACATCTCCCATTTCAAGGGGAGTATAAAAATCTCTCCAAAAAATATGAAAGCAATGAGCCAATAGATGAATATGAAGTAATAGCATTATGTAAAAGACTTGGTATATCTATAGATGAGATGAAAGAGATGAGTTTCGTATCACTTATGAATATATTAATTAGTAGTGTAGAAGAAGATAAGACTACAACTAGAGAAGCTACACAAGATGATATAGATAAATTTATGATGTGAGGAGGTATAATATGAAACTAAAATGTATTAAAAGCTACTATGATGTAGAATTAAATAAAAATGTAATAGTAGGAGATATTCTAGAAGATATTAAAGAAGATAGAGCTAAGAAGTTAGTAGATGCTAAGAAGTGTAGAATAATAAAGAGTGAAGTAAAGACTACTAAGAAGTTAGATGTAATAGAAGATCATAAAGGTAAAGTAGAAAATAATAAAAGAACTAAGAATAAAAAGTAATGAGTTATGGTAAAAGAAAAGACTTCTATCACTCTAAAGCATGGAAGCAAGTAAGATTAAATGTATGGATAAAACAAAATATGCTATGTAATAGATGTCATTTACCAGTATATGTAGATGGATTAAGTGAATATCTACCTAAAGAAAAGAGAAGAACTGGTATAGTTCATCATAAAATATATCTAGATAATAACAATGTATATGATGATAGTATTACTCTAGATGAATCTAATCTAGAAGGTGTCTGTAAATGGTGTCATGAACATATATGCCATAATACAGATATAGCAACTAGAAAAGACTATACATTTGATGATAATGGAAATTTAATAACTAGAGAGTAAACTCTTTAAAATCACATACAAGTCAGTTGCAAATGACAAGAGAAGTTTAGTCCACTTCTCTTTTTGTATGTTAACTTAAAGGACTAGAAAGAGGACTGATATAATGTGTAGAGTAGAATGGTGTAACAATAAACAAACAATAGGTAAAACAAATTTATGTAGAAATCATTACAGCCAAATGAATAAATATGGAAAGATATTAAGCAAAAGACCTAGAGGAAAAAGAAATGAATATATAATACATGATGACTATGCAGAACTGTTAATATTAGATAGTAATGGAGATATTATAGTTAAATCATTAGTTGATAAAGATGATGTAGATAAACTAAAAAAAATCTCTTTTAGATATGAAAGAAATAGATATATAAAAGGATGTAATAAAGGTAAAACAATATACTTACATCAAGCTGTTATGGGTATTTATGATGGGTATGAAATAGATCACATAAACAGAAATAAATTAGATAACAGAAAAAAGAATTTAAGAATAGTTGATAGAAAAACTAATGCTAATAACATTTACAGAAAAGAGACAAACAATATAAATAAAGTAAAAAGAAATTTAAATAAACCATATCTACTAAGAATAGATAGAAAATATATTGGATATTATAAAACACTAAAAGAAGCTATAGAAGTTAGAGATAAAATGCTAGGTTATAAATATAATTAGCTAGGTAACTTAGTAAAGAAAAATCCCTAATCCCTCCGGGGGTGTAAAAAAGATTAAAAGCAACTGGGGACCGAGGCCGGGACTTTACAAATATTTGTAAGAAATACACAACTTTTTTTGGAATTTAAAAGGAATTGGTGATATATGAAAAAAAATGATAAGAATGTTAAAGATTTAGCAAAAGGCATATTAGCAGAAGCTATAGAAAAAGGATTTGAAAGTGATTCCTCTTTTTTAACTAGTTACCATTTGTTAGAAGTTCAAATAGAAATGCTAGATTCATTAGAGAAATCATTTAGAGAGGATGGCTCTACAATAACAAAAGAGTATGTTAAAGGTAGAGAAAATGTTTATATCCATCCAGCAGTAGATAAATACACTAAAACTAGTGATAGTGCTTTTAACAAGATATTAAAGTTAAGAGAAATGATGAATCAAGATAATAGAAACAATGATGACGATTTTGATGAAGATAATCTATGACATATATAGAAGAGTATTACAACTGGATAAATGACAATCCTAAAAAAGTATGTAAAAAAGTAAAAACTATATATAAAAGACTATATGACAATCTAAAGAAAGAAGAAAGAGTCATGTTTCATAATAGATTGACTGGAGAAGATGAAACACATACATATATATTTGATGAGAAAAAATCTCTAAGATGTATTCATTTTATAGAAAAGTATTGCAGACAATCTAAAGGAAAATGGAATGGAAAGCCACTAAAGTTAGAGTTATTTCAAAAAGCATTTTTACAAGCATTATTTGGATTTATAGATAAAGATAGTGGACTTAGGAAATATAGGAAAGCTATTTTATTTGTAGCAAGAAAAAATGGAAAATCAGTATTAGATAGTGCAGTTGCTAATTATATGTTAACTAAAGATAATGAAGGAGGAGCTGAAATATACTCCATAGCAACTAAAAGAGATCAATCAAAAATAGTATGGGAAGAATCAAAAAAGATGATAAAGAAATCTCCAGCATTAGCAAAAAGAATAAGATGTTTAGTTGGTGGAATATACTATGATGCAACTGATTCAAGTTTTAGAGCTTTGGCAAGTGATAGCAACTCATTAGATGGATTGAATGCTCATTTAGTAATAGCTGATGAAGTCCATGCTTGGAAAGATAAAAACCTATTAGATGTTATGTATGACTCAATGAGTGCTAGAGAGCAGCCAC